AACATGGGTAAAGTAGCCAACGTAATGGATTATCTTGGACTCGGTGAGTTTAAGGATGACCCTGCCATTGGCAACAATGTTGATTTTATCAAAGCGGTATTTGAAAACATTGTACCCATAATTAGCGAAGATCAGATTATTGAAGAAGGCATGGAGCAAAATTATGCTACCGTGACAGATCAGTTAAGTATACTAGAAAAAGAAATGGACGAATACGAAGGTAGCACTAACGATTATGCTTATCAACAAATGTTGACGCAACGTATGCAACTTCTTGAAAAGATTTCTTAAAAAATTACTTGACAAAATTGTAGGAATTATATATAAGCGTGTCAGATTTGAAAACGGAAACCTTGCAAAAGCCCGAAAGACGATCTGAGGTGAGAACCTTAAATCAGGCTAGACCCGTAGGTGCGGATACTCAGAGCCGACAAAACTTGTATATTAAATTATAACATGGAGGTATATTATGGCAGGTAATCTGCTTAATACTTATATTACTGGTTTTGACCGCGCCATCCGTGAAACGGTCGAAACTAAGGGCGGTAAAATGCGCCAATACATCCAAGTTGCTACTGGCGACTTGTTCCGTAAAGAAGGCATTTATCAGCGCACAACTGGAGGGGGCATCCCTTCTAAGGTGACTAACCGTTTTGGTGACTCACCCGTATCGGACATCGACTACAGTCGTCGTAAAGTAACTCGTCAAGCATTCCAAGATGGTCAGTTCATGGACTGGGCAGACTTGAGCAAGATGGGTGTTGATCCTCGTAACGCTAAGTTGCAAGTAATGAAGAACAAGTTTCTTCGTATGGAAGACTTAGTTATTGACGCGGCTCTCTTGTCTAACGCGGCAGGTGGCGGTGTTGAAGGTGCAACTCCAACTGAGTTTGGCGGTGGTACTGATGTATCTAATGTTTATCAGCATGGTATTATCAACAAAGACGTTGGTGCTGATACTGGATTCAACTATGGCAAGTTCCTAGAAACTTTGACACAGTTCGGAAATCAGTCAGTAGACATTGACACTCAGAAGGTAATCTTCAAAGTCTCTTGGCATCAATGGCAGGACATCATGAATGACTCTAACTTCACCGACTTCGACAATCGTGGTGGTGCTAAAGTTAACGAGTCTGGAGCAGGTCAGATTTATGACTACATGGGCGCACACTTCTGCGTTTCTAACATTGTTCCTTACTTCAGTTCTACTGATCCAGTAGATGCGGCTGACATTCAGGTTGATGTTGACGCTGACGTTGACACTTCTACAGGTGCGTGGAAAAACACAGAAGGAACTGCGGCAAATGCTCGTTGTTGCTATGCGTTTGTTCAGGATGCAGGTCTGTTCGAAGTTAACCCCGACATGACAACTAAAATTAGTGAGCGTGCAGATAAGTCGTTCAACTACTATGCGTACATGAAAGCCGAGTTCGGTGCTGTTCGTATGGAAGAAGAAAAAGTTATCGCAATCGCTTGCACCCAGTAGGAGGTAAATAATGGCTAAATCTACAGAAGTTACAAGCATAGACTCAGGTATTGTTACTAAGTCTAACTATCGTGGCAACGTGCAGTCTATTCCTGTTACTATTACAGCAGGAACTAATGGTACTTATGACGTAACTAAAGTTCTTCCACAGGAAGCTCGTGTAATATCAGCGAGTTTATTCTATGGTGACTTTGGTACTGATTTTGGTATCGACTTAGGCTACTCAGGAAGTGCTACAGCTATTGCTACTGTTGCTGATACTAATGATGCGGCAGGAGAACTTGCTTTCCCTACTACAGGGTCTACAGCAGGTTCGCTTGATGTTGGCGGAAAAGTTCTGCAAGTAGTTATTGCGGGAGCTGACAACACAGCAAACATTGTAGGAAATATCCTAATCGCAACAAACGAGTAATACTAATGGGGGGCTTGTCCCCCCTTACCTTTTTTTATTATGGCTCTTACAAAAACAGATATTATAAATCTAGCTTTCAGCAAACTCGGTAGTGAGCGTTTAACACTTACTGATGCTGAAATAACGGCTAATGAATTATCTCACGCCAAAACAGCAAACCTACACTATACATATACTTTACACGAACTAGTGCGTATGCACAAATGGAACTGCTGTAAGGCTCGCGTAAAACTAACTAACTCAACGACAAGTAGTGCGCCACTATTCGAATACAAAGAGCAACACAATTTACCCTCAGATTATATTCGTAGTACATATGTTACTGATACAGACTCAGTATATGAGTATGGCAAATCAAGAATAGACTACAGCGTTGAGGGTGACAAAATACTTTCTAATCACAAAGAGTTGTGGATGTGCTATGTAAAAGAACCTGCTCCTTCGGCAATGGATTCTTTATTCGCACAAGCATTTGTTGTACTACTAGCAGGACGAATGGCTATTCCTATTACTGGAGATTTTGCTCAGTATAAATTACTTCTTCAAGAATTTGATACAGTAATTATGCCTGAAGCCCGCAGAATAAATGCATTTGAAAAACAAGACTTACCTACCGTAGATAGCGCTTGGCTAGAATCTACATATACATCTGGTTCTTCGTATAGTAATTCATACCCACCATTCTCTCAATCTTCATATGGTAGTTTTAGTTAGGGGGCATTGTGGCTAAAAGAGTTATTAATGCTTTTAATGGGGGTGAAGTATCACCGTATCTATACGCTCGTACAGATAACGAACTATACGACAGCTCGTGCATTAAAATGGAAAACTTTCTTCCATTAGAATATGGTGGAGCTACGCGCAGACCTGCACTTCAGTATGTTTCTAATGATGCGGATAGACAGGTTTTAATACCATTTGTTGTTTCAACAGAAGATACGTTTTTATGTAAATTTAATAAAAGTGGTTTAGTAGTAATAGATAAAGAAGGTGAGGTTGTACAAACATTCGCTTCAGAATTTACAGAAGACGAGTTATATGAAATTAGATATGCTCAATTAAGAAATAAATTATTTATAACCCATCCAAATAGAAATATTTTTGAGCTTATAAAAAATGACGATGATTTTACTTTTAAAGAATTAGAGTTTGCTCATCCTCCGCTTTTGCCAATAAATACTACTGAAACAGTAATAACAACTTCTTCTCATAATAGTGATACTACATTAACAGCATCCAAAGATTTTTTTGTTGAAGATCATGTCGGCGCGTACATGGTGTTTAGAAGTCCTAGAACTTTTAATAATGACACGACCCCCGTATCAACCTCTTCAGTATCTAAAACTTTTACTTATCACAGTAACATAGCTATTAGCGGAACAACAGACCCAATTAATGCGGCAGATTGCAACTTTACGGTAGAAACTACTGGCATATGGAATGGCAAGGTAATACTGCAAAGAAGTCTTGGAGACGATGTTTTTGAAGACTATGTTGTTATTGGAGATACTACTGACAACATAAACCAATCAGGAGCGCAAAAAAACTTTACATTTTCTTCTACAGAAGAAGAACCTGATAACTCTGTATTAAGAGTAAAATACATTGGCGGTGGAGCGACTCATAATAATGCGACTGGATGCACCGCCAGTATTGTTATAGAAAATCCTTATCATTTTGCTACTGTTAGAATAACAGAATATGTTTCAGCCACACAGGTTAACGCTGAAGTTATATCTGATTTTCAATATGATATAAATGATTTTAGTATTGATTTTAATGCCCAATCAGATACTTATAATTTTAGTGTAGGTGACAGATTCCGTGCCGTTGGTGATTTTGATAATTTAAATTTTAGCGCATCAAGCGGAACTGTAGATATGACCGACAGCGCTAAAATTAAACTAGACGCTAGTGGTTCTGACCTAACCTCACAATGGAATACTCTTACTACAGTAGCTACTGTTCCAAATGCGGATACTAGAACTTATAAAGAATCACAAATTGTAGATGCTACCTTTGGTGGTGGTTTTTTATGGATTCTAGATAAAAGCGCACAAGTACATAAGTTGCGATTTAATACTACAACATCCCACGAGTTCGATTATTTAGGTATTGCTTTTAATGTTCAAAGTGATTTTAAAGCAACAAGCCATGCTGACATGGATATTCATCAAAATAATAAAGCAAACAACAGCGCTAGTGGTAGGCTGTATAATGATAACTTTATAACCAGAACTAGAGTCCATGCAATAGCTTACGATAATAGAAATAGTAATTATCCTATAGCAATTCTAGGCGGTAAGGATGCTATATTTAATGATAATTTAAATAACAGAAAAGCCGCTTCAAGTGAAACTGTTAACTGGAATGCAGCAAGAAGCCCTCTTGCAACTTATAGTCCAGACTCTTGTCCTTGCTTAGATTCAAATGCTTATGCTTTAGCTAAAGTTCATTTTTATAACACAAGTGGTACTAAAAAAGCATATGTTCAAAATGAAGGAATACGAATAAGCAGAGTTGTAAAGCAAGGATTACAATTTATAAATGAATATGAATCTAATTTAGATCATATAGAAATAGCTCCTAGTGTTTGGTCGGAACATACTAGTTATTCTGCTAGAGTAGGGTGGGTTGTTCCCGTTTCTTTATATTATCAAAACAATAGATTAGTTGTTAATTATATAGATGGTAAGGTATCCAACTATGGAACTAATTGGTTAAATAAATTTAATGCTTATAACAGAATAGCTACCGTTCATAAGGCGAATCTGTATAGATTTCCATCGTTTACTTCTAATACAGCGGATTTAGTACATCAAAAACAATTTAATGGTTCTAGAGGCAGACTACAAGCTAGAGAGAACCGTACTGGTGAAACAGCACATTTTCAGACATCTCATTCAAATGCTGAAAGAGATAAGGCTTATAACAGTGTACCTCAATCTTTAGAACCTGAACCAACTACAAATAAAACAAACAATATAATGTTTTCTTCTAATATATATAAAGGGGCAGGAAATAGAATTAAACTTTCTAATAGTATGATAAACAATGGTACTATTGAAGTAGACTACAACAATATTGATAACGTAGCGGCTGATACTAATATTTCTGCTATGTTTTCTGATGACCAATTTTTATACGGAATTAGAAGCGATCAAGTAATTATTAAATATGAAAAGCCTACAATTCCAAACTACTACTATGTAAGAAAAGCTTTCGCAAAAGGTACTGACACCATATCTCAAAGAGATACAGCAGGATTTTGCGTAAGAGAATTTCCTAAAATGAAAAGTTGGTATGAGGGGGCGTTTTCTAAACACAGAGGATTCCCTACTGACTTAGCTTTTTATGACGGAAGATTAGTGTTCGGAGGAACAAAACATGAACCAAACGTGCTTCATCTAAGCAGACTAGATGATTTTAATAACTTCTTATTGGGTAGTACAGCAACTCACGCTTTGCGTTTAGGAATTAACTCAGGCTCGCAAAACCCTATTAGGTGGCTAATGGGTGCTAGGGAATTAGTTATAGGAACAGACTCTAATGAGTGGACGTTAAGTTCAGGCTCAAGTTCATCTGCATTAACCCCAACACAATTTAGTATAAAACGCAGGACACAATATGGAGCAAGCAAAACTAATGCAGTATTTGTAAACTCTGCTGTATTGTTTATGATGCGTCAAAACAAAAAACTTCGTGAGTGGTATTTGCAAGAAAACCAAGAAGACTATTTGGCTCAAGATTTATCCGTTATAGCTGAGCATATTACAGGTCAAGGCATTAAACAGATAGCGGTTCAAACTCAGCCAACTACTGTAATATGGATGGTTAGAGAAGACGGAACTCTTATTGGTTTAACATACGAAAGAGAATCAAAAACTATTGCTTGGCATAAACACGCTATTGAAGGATTAGTAGAATCTGTAGCTGTACTACCTCAGGAAGATGGAGAAGATCAGGTTTTTGTTTCTTCTTATATTGATAATTCAATGCCTACTAGCAATGCTACCGTTACCTATAGTTTAGGCACACCATCTTCGATAACTTTTACTATAGATAGTCATGGTTTTTCAAACGGCGATTCTGTTGTTTTAAGAAATTTCTTTGTTGGTTCTGATAATAGAGAATCACATTTAAATAATAAAATGTATACTGTATCTGATGTTAGTGGCAATGATTTTAAATTAAAAGATGTTAATGGAAATTATTTATATACTCCTATATTTGAAATTAACAGCGTAGGATTAAACTCGGACTCTGCTTCTTATGCAGGCAAGTATGTTCTTACAAACGGAAACGGCACTATTCAAGATACTACTTCTGTTTGGAGTTATTATGAATCAAGTGATACTCCTACTGGAGAGTTTCGAGTATCCGACGGTAAATGGAGATTTGGTGTTGCTTCTAATTTTAGTATGGCGTTATCTTCTGCTCCATCTACCCCTCAGTTTCCGTGGAACATAGATGCATGGACTAATGGAGTTACTGGTACAAGCCCTTTTAATAATACCGCTTGGGGGAATGGAACTGCTTTTAGTAGCGTTACAGCCAACCCACATTATGTTCAAAAACTAGAAGATGAGCAGGGGACAACTACTAGATATCTTGGAAAATTTGGAGCATTAGAAAATAATTACAATTTAACCAACTATAAAGGTTTAGATTTTTATAGAGAAATTGATAATAATTTAGATTTAGATTTTGATTTTAATACAGTTAACGATGGGACATATACATCAAACGGACTACAGGGTGACTGGAGAATTAATGCTAGTAGTGGAGGATTTGTTGTTGTTAAAGGTAATCAAGTTAGAATACATGGTTCGCCTAATTCTGAAAATGCACAAATAGTTAGTTTTAATAGTCTAACTCACGGAGATAAATATAAATTTACTTATACAGTAGATGCTACATTAGGCGAGTCTATAATGCTAGGAGGTAAAGACCCCAACAACTCGCATAGCACAAATACAGCAAATACATATGTTCATTTAAAAAGCACTACGGGAACTCATAATGTAACATTTACAGCGCATACAGCAGGTGCTTCTGATGGGGATACTATTAACTTTAATTTAATTAGACGGGGAACTACAAACGGATCAGATCAAACAATATCTAATTTAAAGCTAGAAGCAGTAATAACTGAAATTGAGGGTCTTGATGCTTTTAACGGTAAAGACATAAAGATTATTGAAAACAATCAGGTTACTGCTACAAAAACAGTATTTGACGGAAAGGTTACTTTAGATAGCGAAGTATCAAATCCTATTTGTTATGGTCTTCCTTTTACATCTACGCTCGCTCCTTTATATCATAGCCTTGAATACAGGAATGGAAGCACTAGAGGTAACAAAGTGTCTACTCAGGGCGCAACTATAAGATTTAAAGATACTTTATCTGCAAAAGTAGGTCAGGCAGAGAATGCGGTAGAAAGGGTTAAGTTTGATAGTACAACAAGTTTAAATACTGAAGACGCCGAGGTTTGGTTGGAAAACGCAAACGAATTTCTACAAACAACATATATCGTACAGGATGAACCATTCCCATGTACTGTATTAGCAATGATAGTAGATTTGGAGGGTACGGCGTAATGTTAAACTTTGTGTCAGCAGGATTAAGTCTAGCAAGCGGTTTGTTTGGTAAAAAAAGTGCCAAAAAAGCGGCTAAAAGAAAAGCTCAACAAATACGAGCAATGGCGGATTACAACGCTAGAGTTAAAAGAATGGAAGCCAAAAGCGTCATGGAGGTTTCTAAATATGAAACTAGACGTAGTTATAAACAAAGGCGCAGGGCTTTGGCTACGCAGAGAGCCGCATATGCTAAAACGGGAGCAGTAACTGGTGGCACGCCAATGTCCGTAATGATTGAGCAAGCAATGGAAACTGATATAGACATTCAAAACCAAAGACGCAACCGTTTAATGCAAGCGCAAACTCTTGAGCAAGAAGCAAAAGGTATTAAGTATAAAGGTGAAATGGGCGCACAAACTGCTATCGAAGAAGGCAGAGCGGCGGGTCGAGCGTCATTATTATCAGGCATTCAGAGTAGTGTAGGTTTCGTAGGAGCAGGAATGGCGGGTATAGCTTCCGCTAAAGAATCAGGTAACTACGACAAAGGATCATGGTGGAAATATTAAGGAGTAATAATGCCAAAAATACCTTTATATGAACAAAAAACACAATTAAGCACAGCTAAAGGTGTTACATTTGACCTTAATCTAGGTCAAGATTTAATTGATGCTCAGACTGCTTCTGAAAAAGCTGTAACAGAAGGCGTATATAAAATTATGCAAGAAACTGCTAAAGTGGGTGGTGAATACTTAAAAAGAAAAGAAGAGCAAAGGTTAAAAGAATTAGATCATGGCTATACATTATTTGAAAACGAACTACCTTCCGAAGTAGAAAGAATTAAAGACGAGGCGAGGGAAGCGGGATTAAATGAGGTTGATGCATACAGTCAAAAAGTAAAACCTTATATTGAGCAATCACTAGACGCTTGGCAGGTAAGAACTGGATATAGAGCAAATACTGATATACAACAAAGATTTGAAATAAAAAGAGATGAATTAGATAGAAAAGAATTGTTGTATGTAGAGGGTATACAGAATGCAAAAGCTGTTGATACTGGTGTAAAGGCATCTCAATTAGCATACAATGCTTCTGCATATACAGACGAAAATACTAATCCATATGAAAAAGCACATGCAGTTATCGATGGACTAGACATGAAGGAAGAAGAAAAACAAACTGCAAAAACTAACGGAATAGTAAATTCTTATAACCTACAGTTAAACAATGCGTCAGATGTAAATGCAGTTAATAGTATAACAGATAGAGCTAAATTAGAACTAGACGCAGGATTTATAGATACGCCTACTTATAACAAAATAGTTTCCACAGCAAAAGCTTACAAAAGAAATTTATATAACGAAGTTTCTTCCCCTGCAATGACCAGACTAGAAACTAAGATTATAATAGAGGGAACTCTAGATGAAAATGATGCTGACTTTAAATTATTAGACGAAGGCGATCAGGCAAAAGTAAGAGCGCAATATGCCCGCAATGATTATAATTCTCGAACTCAAGAAGAAAAACAAAAATCTAGTGAGTCTAGAAGAGCGTTGTTGTTAGAAATAGGTGACGATTTAGTAGACGAAAAAAATCTACAAGAAAATCCGCTGTATCAACAAATGCTACCTCTGGATCAGGATTTTGTAATATATGATATACGCAACAGAAGACGCGATAGAGAGAGCCAAGAGCAAAAAGTAGCATCTGAATTAAAAACACAAGAAGAAAAAGAAGCCTTTAACCAAGCAAAACGTGAAATTGAATCTGGTGAGTTTGACCCAGAAACTAACAAGTTTTACTTAGACGCTTCTCCAGTTATGCAGGCTGAGTTAAATAGATTAATTAACAAAGAGCGTCAAGAAACTATTTCTCGATCTGAATTTATTGCGCAAAGTAAGGGTGAAGAGGCGTTAGGTTACGAAGCCTTAATGAATCAAGTTGCTAATTTTGTTAGCGGTTTGTCACCTAGAGGGGACGGTAGTGCCGCAACTTTAGATGAATTAAAAACAATGCATGACGGAATTATTGCAGAGTTATTCTACAAGGTGCAAGGCGGTATAGACAAAGGTGACGAGTTATACACTAACGATATAAGAAATTATGTTATTGGTATAATGAAAACATTAAGTATGAATACAGGCGAATCAGTTCCGTCTAGTCCAAGCAAGTTAATGAGTCATGCTCACGAGGGAACTAAGCGAGATGTAGAGCTAGAAGCATTTGTAATCTTTATGCAGGAATACAATAAAGCAACATCACAATTTGAAACTCAGTCGACAGGAGCAAAAGTTTATTCATTTGCCGCAGAATTTAATAATTTTTTTACTGGACTAAAGACTGCATTAAAAGATAAAGATAATGGGTTAGTTAAAGGTAAAGACGATCAGGGATATAGCGTTTATACTAATAAATATGCATGGATTGCTGATTTTGTTAAAAAACAAATGCGTAGAATTCATGTACAACTTTCTAGACGACACATTGAGCAAGCCGTTACCCCAAGCGTTATAGGTAAAACTGATGAGCAGGTAATGGACAGCGTTACTCAAAGTCAATATCAAAGGTAAATATGATTAATAGACAAGACTTTCTTACTGACCTTATGAATGAAGGGGTTAGCCGTGATGAATGGCAATCTCGTTTGGATGAGTACAGAAATACTTACGGTGCTTTCTTAGATGATCAAGAACAAGCGCCTGTTATGTTTACCCCCTCTCAAGTTTTTGCGCAAAAAGCACAATTGCAATCTATGGTAGAAGAGCAAGAAAACATGACTATGGATGCGGCTATGCAAGGATTGCGCGAGCAATTACACAGCGCAGAAGTACAGTACCAACTAGATGAAATATCAAGCGAAATGATTGCACGCGAAGACTTAGGTCTAGGTGAAGACGAAGAAATAGACAACCAAGCATATATAGAAAAACGTCAAGCTGAATACGATCTTATCCCTACAGTTAGAACGCCATACGATCAATTTCAATATGAGTTTACTCAAGCAGGTATAAATACTCCTACTAGAGTACAAGAGCATGGGTTTTTTCCACATCAAGGAAGTTTTGGGGCAACAAGACTTATGATGGGGTTTTTTGGAGCAGTAGACGAAGGTGTAAATAAAGCAAGATTTGGTAACTTTAGAGAGCGAGTAATAAACGGTGACATAGGAGAAAAGTCACTACTTACAGGAGGCATAATTCCAGACTCAATGGGTACTGTAGATAGGTATCGTATGGGTGCTGTGATGGTAGATGACAACCACTCCTTATCTCAAAAGTTTACAGACGCGGCTCTTACTGGAGATGTTGGCGAGTTACAAAAAGAAATAAATCGTATTACTGAGTTTAACTTACTAATTGGTGATGCCGCATATGCAGACGGCAAAAACGGTATGGTAAGAATATGGGATGATACCGTAGGTATAATTGCTCCTATGGTAGAAACATCTTTAATTACATTGCTACCATCTGTTGGTACTGCGGGTGCTACTTTATACTGGCAACAGCAAGGCGCAGGTTCTGTTTTATATGAGATTTATAAAGACAAAGATTTATCTGAAATTTCTCAAGAAGAACTACAAGAGTCTTTAGCTATAGCTAATGCTATCGGTATACCTTATGCACTAGTAGAAAGATTTGCAAGATCAGTACCGTGGGCTAAACAGAAGGGTCGCGCTTTTGCAGGCAAGTTAGCTAACGCTATGTTCAGAAAAGCACTTACTGATCCTAACTTTAAGCGTAAAGCCGCTCGTTTGGGTACAGGATATGCAATGAATGTTGCCACCGAGCTTGGTGAAGAAACCATACAGGAAATACTATTAGACTTAGGTGTACAGGTAGGCGATAAAGATATTACAGGTGTAGACATTAAACGACTATTAGAGTCAGGTAAAGAAGCATTCTTAGAAGCTAGATATGCCGTGCTTGGTTTGGGTGGTGTGGGTTTTGCATTTGATGCTGTATCTTTAAATAAAGAAATAAAGCAGGTAGAGAAACGTATAACCGCTATGGAGAAAGCGGGTTATTCTGCTGAAGACGCACGCAAATATTCGGTAGCCGAGTCTGGTGGGTTTATAGATAAGAAAACAAGAAAAGAAGCATTACTAGCTGTAGATGCCTCAAGACTTGTAAACAGAGGCGTAACCTCTGATATTAATATGGCTGAAAATTTAGCTAGAGATTTTAATGAAGCTAAAACAGCAGAGCAAAAGAATAATGCTAGAATTAATATACAAGTTCAGCAGATACTTACTCTTGCAGAAAAAACAGAAGGACTATTTCAAAGCAAGGATAGAGTTGACGTAAACGTAGAAGAAGTTATTGCAGTAGCTACAAAAATAGATTCCGCTAATGAAGAAACTGGTACACGCATACTACAAGGATTTTTACAAAGACACAAGATTAGCGTTGTTGCGCAAAACCTAACCGAGTCACTAGGCATACCTAAAGAGAGAGCATTTACTTTAGCACAACAGTTAGATGCAGTTGAAGATAAAGAAGAAATGCAATCTATACTAAATGGACTGCAAGAAGAATTTAACATCTACCAAATGGAGCAGGGTGATAGTTTTATATACGGTAGATTAGGCGCTATAACAGAAACAGAGTGGAACCGATATGGTCGCATGAAGCCTGAAACCGTGCAGGCTATTATACAAGAAAATGGCATGGATGAAGAAACTGCCAGACTGTTTACCAGAGGTGCTAATGGTGACAAAAGTGCGCGTCAGCAATACAACGATAGCTTGGAAGCTAAACGTCAAGAAGCGTACAAAGTATTTGTAAATAAAAATAAATTAAATAATTTAATTGATACAGATGTAACTATAGAGCAAACAGGATTTCCAGAAATACATAGCCAACAAATTAGAGCGGGCGTGTATGACGAACAGGTGCGTAAGTTTGCGGAGAAATACAACATATCAGACTTACCTATCGAAGAGCAACGACTGCAATTCGAAGAAGCAATTAAACGTAGATACGAACAACAAGACCAAAGAAAAAAGAAAGAAGACAATACGAGTCTATAGACGTAGAGCGCAAAAAACAACTGCGGGATATTAGGCGTAAAGTTCTACAGGCAATTGCTGAGATTAGCCCTGATACAAAAATTATAATGCATAAGAGTCGGCGGGCTTTTGCTAGAGCTACTGGTGACGCTAATGCTAGGGGTTACTACATTGACGAAACTGGTAACGTCCATGTTGACGAAAGCTCGGCAGGCGCAGGTATTATTGCACACGAAGTGTTCCATAGATTCGCGGCTATAGCTATGCTCAATGGTGAGTTTGAGACCCAAGCTAAAGAGGTGTTTCAACAACTACTACCAAACTTAAAACCAGAGATACGCAAAAAAGTAGAAGCATACCTAAACTCAAATGAAGAGCTAGGTTGGGAAGGCTACGAAGACTCTGGTTATTACTACGAAGAAGGTCTAGCTAAGATACTAGAGTTGCTGTCAGAAGAATACCACACGTTACCGCAAAAAGATAAGTCTGCACTTAGAAAGCTAATAGAAGCTATTATGGACTTCTTAGGGCTTACTGACTACTCAAGACAGATATTTACTCAGTTTGGCGTAGACTTTGACGTAGACAGAATGACCAGACGCGAGTTGCAATACAGAGCTAAACTACTAGGCATTGAAGGTCGCAATGTATCTACAGCAGAACTTAGAAATAAAATAGGTGACGCTGTATCGGCTCAAGAGCTTGAAGTTATACACGCTATGCAGAACCTTGCTATTAAACTAGCAGAAGGTATTACTGTAACACAGCGCGACTTAGACTTTGTTAGACCTGACTTTGAGAATCAAACAAGAAACCAACTTGCTAAACGTGCTAAACAGTTAGGACTACCTGCTACTGGTACTAAGAAAGAGTTAATTAAGCGTATTAGAGAAGCGCACCCCAACTTGCGTGCTAGTAAACACGCTCTCGATGACCCTAATTTTAATAAGAAATTTGAAGGCTCTGTTGTTGTAGACGAAGATGGCAACCCATTAGAAGTATATCACGGCACACCTGATACATTTGCTGAATTAGAAGTCAGAGATGGTATGTTGTTTTTCTCTGCTGATATTGCTGTAGCAGAACAATTTTCAAGAGGTGTATTTACATACGGTACAATTGGCTCTAAAGCAGTACCTAGAATTTACAATGCATACCTATCTATCAAGAAGCCACTTGTACTAGATGATTTGTACATGGCAGGTGCTGAAGCTAGAACTGTATATCAGGAGCGTATGCTATCTCAAATACAGTCTCAGTATAATGTAGAAATAGATAGAAGTAAGTATGTAGGTCTTGGTGGCAAAGAATTTATACAGGCTATTAGAGATGATTTCGGCATTGATGGCATAGTGTCGGACATACTTTCTATACGGACAGGTGGCAGGGTTAAGCAGTATACTATCTTTCAGATCGATCAATACATCCCTGCTAATACTATACCTACCTACGGTCGCAGAAGAGCCGCTAGACGTATGCCTAGAACAGACGCTGACGCGGCTTTAGAGATGTACATTGACGACATCTTTGATCTAGAAACAGAGTTTGATTTAGATTTAGACCTACCAGAAACCTTATTGTCTAACAGAGTAGAGCGAGAAGAACGCGCTATAAGAGACTTTGATTTATTAGCACCAGAGCTACCAGACAACATAGAATACTCTGTAGGTTATATTGATGGTGAAGCAGTTGTGTATATGGATATACCTGACGCAGATGCAGAGACAGTCGAAGCTATCAAAGAAGTCGCAGATAAAACTCATGTAAAAATTGTTACCGATAAACAGCTAGATGGCTTTATAGAAATTAATGGTTCGTTTGAATACAGACCTGTTCGCGGTAGACATATAGAAACATTAAAGATATCTGAGTTGCGTAGCCTAGCTAAAGAAATGGGCATTAGTACAGCAGGTATTGATTTAGATTTCTTGCAAAAAATGGAAACAATGTACAGAGCGGGTGGCAAAATATCACCTGTTACATACCAATCAAGTTTAACCGCAGACGTAACTAACGAAGAAATTAGTCAAGAGATAGATCGCGCTAGTCTGCGTCCTGAAGACCGAGCCGAGTTACAAAGAACTGGTGTAGTACCAGAAATTGGCAGAGAAAACTACCGTTCTACCGTAGCAAAGAATAGACAGAAGTTCTTAGACACACGCCAAGAGTTACTTGACAAGCTACGTCCTGAAGTGGGCGAGTTTTTACCGCGAGAAGTTAGAGGTCGCAGAGCGGCTAAAGATAGAACACCTGCTGAAATAGATGCGCTTATAGATGAATTAATTGCAGAAATGAAGGCTAAAACTAAAAAGCCTAAGACCAAAGCAGAGACTAGATCAGAAACTAAAAAGACATTTAGAGGCAGAGTCGCTGATCGCATCAGAACACTAGCCAACCTGTATGATGTGCCACTACGAAACATTGTCAAGGTAGCTGAGTACACAGGCGATAAGAAGATTATAGAACAATTTAGAGTGGGCAAAAGAGGTAGCGATGGCGCTATCATAAACGCAGTAGTTATCGGTAATAAGATATATTACTTTGCGGGTCGTGAGCAATACTATCAAGGCGCTAAACAAAAGATATTCTATCGTGTAGATGAGAACGGTCTTGAGATTATGCCAAACGGTGAGGCTATTACCATAGGTGCATTAATAGACGCAGACACTAGAATAGAACAAACAATGATTGGTTATACAGAAGTTGATGCAGGTTTGTATATGTATGCTCAATCGTTAGAGACTCGTGGCAAACGACCTAACCCCAATGAAAAGTTCCGCGACCCAACTCGTTCAAGACAACGTGAGTTAAAGCAGGATGATTTTGGTTTAGCTAGAATGACTCGCGCTGAGATTATACAAATAGGTAAGGACGAAAGAGTAGGCGCGTTCAAAGGTCTTGGCAAAAAACTAGGTGTAATTAAATCGCTTGACGACATCTTAGCGGATATGGGTACGGACGATATTATACGCATAGTTAAACGAGAACTAAACGCCGTTCGTAAAGAAGCAATTAGCTATCAAGAAGAACGCGAGACATATCGTAATACTTTAACAGACGATTTAGGCTTAGACCCAGACTCATTATCCTTCGAAGAAATGAGGGATTTACACGAAGCTCGTATCGCTGAAGAACAGCAGGAGTACGAAGAAACAGAGCTTGGTGATGAAGACGACTTCCTTGAGTTTATGGAGGGAATAGAAGCTGAGAAAGACCAACGCAAAAAAGAAGGAACTCAGCAGGGTGCGTTAACTGTAGATCAACTAGAGCGCACAACAAGAGCGTATGGTGATGCAGAACCCGTTAAGTTTGAACAACAGAAGTTTGATAACATTTTATTTAGAGCCTCTACCGAATACGATAAAGATAGTGTAACTGCTCTTGTTACTCAGGTCATAGCTGATGAAGACAAGGGTGTCGTTACAGGTCTAACTGTAGTGCAGTTAACCAGTTTAAAACTAAGAATAACGCAACTCGAAGATGAAATAGAACAGTTAACTTTAGAAATAAGTGACGCTATGGATATGGTAACTACTGGTGGCGGTAGTAATTGGGGTAATGTTATTGGCAAGCAAGAGGTGTTAAGAAAAGCGCA